TGGTTAATATAACATTACTGGACAGGATGGTAAATGTTGCATTTATATACCGATTACAGTGGCTTGACTGAAATCTACAGTCCCTTGAAATATAGTTCTACCATTCAGCGCGCGTAAAAACAATTCATTCGTCCCGATCACATGTAACTGCGAATCTATTGCATATATTAAACCTTGCGACTGACTTGATTCGTTATAATATGTGTGCCCTGAAATATTAGCTTGTGGGTTAGTTCCTAATTCAACCCGTCTAGCGCCGAAATCATCATAGAACCTGAAGCCGAATGGATCCAGCTCAATACGTTCGCCGTTAGTGGCTGTTCGAATAGAACTACCTAAAATTTCTCCGCCTTCGATATATGAACCGAATATTTCTGATCCTCTTATTTCACCTTCGAACTCAGCACTCACAGCTTTCATATGACCGTTAGAATCAACACTGAAGTTACTACCGACTACTATTCTACCACCTAGGAATTCCGCGTCATACGCGATCATATGCCCTGATTCATCTACACTGAAGTTATTTCCAATTTGGATGCTACCACCAATGAATTTACCGGCTCTTACAACACCAGTGAATTCGTATTGTTGGTTGATCGGATCAAAGTAAAGGGAATCCGTGTAGCTACCGTTCCCGTTTCCTTTCTGCATTCGGAATTCATCAGCGTTCCAAATTGAACGGGCCATCTTGTCATATCGTTCGATGACTATCCCTTCATCCGGGCCGATTTTAACGCCGTACATCCATTTGTCTTTACCTACTGTTGTCGTCTGGATCCGGTAAATGGTGTCCTGGATACCTTCAATGTAATTGGCTATGGTGACTTTGGAGTTGATACGGCGTTTAGGCGAATAAGAATATTCAATGATTCGCTGCTGCTCGTTGATTCCTAACTCTTCGTCAATGATGTCCGCGGTATCGCCAAGTTCGAAATACTCAAGACCTTCGAATTCTGGCAAACTGTTAAGTTCTACCACATCGATCTCATAGGCCGTTAATACCTCGCCTGATTGCCCGTTTACGTCCTTTACGATACCTTTGAGGTTCTTGCCTAACCGGAACTGTACGCCGCGATCCTGGCCCCTTCTAGTAAGCAATGAAACGGTGTATTTATCGAAGTATAGTTCACATCCTGTTTGAGCTGCTATTTCCATCAGGACACCACGGGCGTTAACGCCTTCTTTTAAATCGATGCTTACATAAGAGTCAAACTGAACCACTCCTACACTGAATCTTGTAAGTTCAAGCGCCATGTTCATTAGTACCCAAGGGGTATTGGTGTGAATGAAACCACCTTCAAACAAATGAAAAAGCAGGTCATAAGCGACCTGCTCACAGTAAACAGCTATTTCTATTTTCCCATCTTCGGATCTTGTCCGCCGGTGGTGTGTTATATTGAAGTATTGCCCCTCTACTTCCGCGATGTTCCCTGTTAAGATGTATTGGCTCTTTTCGTCATCCAGGTATACCGAGAAATTTAGAGTGTACGAACCGTTGATTTGCTCAACTATTTCGTCATTAAAGTAATCTTCCAAAACCGCTAGAGGGTGAAGAGAATAGTTCAATAACGTTATCAAGGTATCACCTCCATGCAAATAAGCCCCGTTATTAACGGAGCTGGATGCGTAATCTTGACTACTTTTTGTCTAAAGCCCAAGAAACGTCCTCTTTGATTATTTTTGCTGGAACACCGCCAATCATAATATTGCTTTGATCAAACGATTTTGTAACAAGGGCTTTGGCCCCAACGATGATGTCATTTTTGAGTTCGACTCCTTTGCTAATAATAACCTGAGTCGCAACCCAAACCCTATCGCCCAGTTTGACGCTAGCTGCTGGGTTAATCCTTTGTCCGGTTTTATTGTCAATTACAGAATGTGAATCTGTGGTACGAATATCAGTCTGATATGCTATTAAGGCGTTGTCACCGATTTCGATACTTGTGTTTTCTTGGGCATTTAGGCCGCATCCCCCTATGTGAGCGTACTTTCCTATGGTTATTCGTTGATCCTCTCCGAACAAAAGGACATTTGTTTTTATTGTACGATAGTCTTTATCAAGAAAAAATAAGTTATTGTCACCCTTAATATGCAGATCGATAGTCACATTAGTTCCGCCCTCTTCTATGAAGACTTCATTGTTGTTACCCTCAATAGTTATATTGATTCGACGAATGCTGGATTCTTTTGTTTTTACCGATATAATATTTTTCTCGCCTTTATCGACAATTTTCACTAAATCAGATAACGTCTTCATATTGGCCTCCAGAACATGTAATGTTTATAGAATAGGATTTTCTAAACGATTCACATAGCCTATAACCTTTCGAGAAATGAAGCGATTTTTGAAGCAATTATAGCGTGACCATTCTCATTGGGATGCAAACCATCAGGTATTAAAGCGCTCCTAACATTCGCAGAGGATGGATATATACTCCCTTCCCTCCACAAATCAATGCACGGAATCGAGTAATGCTCACATAGTTCTTTTATGACATCTACTCTTGCTTTAACTAAATTATTCATCTCAACATTACCACTATCATATCTTTGTAATGGAAGTATGAATCCGATTTTTTTCCCAATATACTTTTCGATTAATCCTCGCATCAATATATGGCAAGCTCCGTATAAAGTAGTATCAGTATCATCGGAAAAAGTTCCGATGGGAACGCTCACATCATTCGTCCCACCAAATACAGTGATAATGTCTGCATCGTCATTCATCTCAGTGTATCGATGACAAAATGCATTTGTATTTGAAGACCTCACTGCTATACCTGAACCACCAACACTATAATTATTTACAGTAGTAATCCCCAACTTTTCCTTAACTATTTCATGATAAAATTTAGTAGTAAAAGAAGTGTTACTGGACAAACTGTCACCTAGAATATTCCAGGTTTTCCCGCTTGATTGATAAAAATTTGATCTAAATCCAGATATAGAAACTAGGTTGTTTGGTTTGTATTCAGTATATTTGATTGCGTCAGTAGAATTTTGACCGAATAGAGAATAACCTTGCGGCGACAATTCAACCCCATTGCATAATAATCTGACATAATTGATTTCTAAATCAGCTGCTAGATTAGGGTCTTTCATATCAATAAATACGAAAGAATGCATGTACCGCTGATTATTAGTAAGTGTAAAAGTAATACTATACTTGACGAACTCCTCGTAAGGTACTCTTTGGAGCGTCGCTGTATTGATTGTTCCACTTGAATCATTTGTTATATTGCTATCATTCCAGTAATGTCTAGATGAATATTGCGATAGATTTGTATCATAACTCCGCAAACATGCTTCGAATGTAAATTCTGTAGGGCTTGAAGGGTTAATATTAACAGAATTAAGATCAAACAAAAAAGCAACTCTAATATTTCTTACTGATAGAGTTCCGCCTTTTGCTGAAATTTGAAAACCGTCAAATCTCGTTATATCACTATTCATCTTTTCCAGTCTAATCCCCTCATTCTCGATTTGGAGATCGCTAACCGCGTGATCTGCCAACTTTTCCCGTGTTACCTCTTTATCTCCGGGTGTTGTGTGAATTGGCGTAGTTCCTGCCATGGCTTGTTTTACTTCATCAGATAAGTTCACCAGTTTTACTTTTAAATTGTCTTGGGATATATCCAAATCCGCAGAATTAATCTTTGTTGACTTGTCTCGTTTTAAGTTTAATTGGTTATCAGTATAAGACTTATCTGCCTTTAACGCAACTTCTGTTTCGATGTCTGGTTTAAAGGAATCGTAGTCATTTTTCATTGACATTAGATCCGCCAAATGGGCATCAGAGGCATTGAGACGGTCGCCTAATACTGTATATCCACCTCGCGCATCTGCCACCTCTGGGCTACTGTCGCCGCCTGTGATGATCAAATTATCGATACGTTCATTCGTATAGTCGATAGCGTCTTTTGCATTATTTCCTACGGCTTTTCCTGAGTAGGTTATGTTTTGGGCAGCATGTGCCGATGTAGAGTTTTTATGTGCTTCAAGTTTATTATCGGCATCCGTTTTATTGGCTCCGACTTCGCTGTTCAACTTTTGAAAGTTGCGATTTACTTTTGGGTACATCTGGCGTAGCGTATCCGGTGGGTTACCATTATCAGCGCCTTTGATGATTTCGATTTCTGCCATTTAATTCACCCCTTATGCATATTTCTGTCGGAATTTGATTGTCATGTTGAAGTTCAATCCTGTACCGCTGACTTGGATACTGGAGATGCCAACCGGCAATTTACCGAAACTAGCGTTTGTATTTTTTAATACATTTTGTGTTCCGAGCCGAGCGGTTTTGCGTTGAAAGTCCAAAGTCAGTGTCCCGGACATTGGAACGGAGTATATAAATTCAACGCCACCAACCGTTAGAGACAAATAAGAAAACGCCCCGTTTATCTCAATAATTGGCTGGGCGTTTTGGTTTCCATAGTTATAAACAGTAATGTTTTGATTACTCGTTACTGTATAAATGTAATTACCTGTATCGACGTAGATATCACTATCGACAAATATGAGGCTATCCACGTTTATTTCGTGTGACCAATATGTGCTATAAGCAAAAGGATCATAGGCCGTGAACGGCAGTGTAAACGTCCCAAGACCGCCTATCCGATCAATTGGGGAATCGCCTGTATACCTAACCATATACTGCCTATCCGGTTGATTAGCGAATATGATAGGCATTGTCCTCGGCCTACCATCACCATCCAACAAAAAAGCAGCAAGCGCCGAAACACGTTGCTGCAATTCTATATGGTTCTTAGCGAAGAACGCGCATTCCAGTTCAAATTGTTTCGGTCCCATGGTTGCGCCAAAATCATATGCTCCGTGCATCCCAGGGACCGTTACAATGGTATCTACCGTAGAAGATAGGATAGGGCGCTGAGTCCTGCGAAACACGCCCATGCCTAACGACTTCGGTGTAACACCGTCTAGGGTTAATACTGAATCGTGACTCAAGTCGCCACACCTCCTAATCCTCTTGAGTTTCCAGTGATGTAGCTTCCGATTCCTTGACTCAATTTCCTGATGTCTTCATCATTGCGAACATTGAAGTTAGCTCCTTTGAACATCCCTTCCATGTTGTATTGATTGACCACACCGCCTGTTGGTGCGCTTCCTTGCGCTCCTGACATCGCACTTGATGCCGCAACCGATAAACCTACCGGATCAACAGACATAGCCTTAGAAAGGGCTCCTGATAGGTTTTCTGCTGATTTAACAGCCAACCTACCAGCATCAGCGATACCGATTGCCAAACCTTCGGAAATGTATTCACCGTATCCCATCATAAGCCGGGATGGTGACTTAATTCCGAAGAAATCCTTGAACCCATTTTTGATCTTGGCAGCAACATCTTTGGCACTGTTCCAAACAGCATCAGCCATGTCTTTAATACCATTGATCAAACCTTGCATGAGGTCCTTGCCGATGGTTTTCATGGTTGCTCCAACATTGGAGAACATGTTCTTAATGCCGTTCCAAATGGACTCAGCAATGCCTTTCACAGCATCCCATGCGCCTTTCCAATCCCCTTTAAGGACTGCCAGGAACGCTTTGATGACACCAGAAATAACCCCTATCGTTGTTTCGATAGTGATTTTAATTGCGTTCCATGTGCCGGTGAAAATGGATTTAACAACGTTTAGTGCAGTTGTAAACAGTCCCTTGATCGTTGTGCCCCATGTATCCCAAAATGCCTTAATACTATTGAAGATGGTTTTCACAATTGCAGATATTGCATCAAAAGCAGCTTTAAATGCAATCTTGAGGATTTCTAACACGTTTTTAAATGCTTCTGTAATCGTGCTGCCCCACTTGGCCCAGAAAGATTTCAGATCATCGAACACTCTCTTCACAATCTGAGATATGGCATCAAATACAGTTTTGAAAACATTCTTGATAGCGTTGAAAATTGTGGTTGCAGTTGTCTTCAAGAAGGTCCATGCAGCATTCAATCCGTTTTTAACCGTCTCGTTGTTGTTGTACAAATAAGTAAGTCCAGCTGCTAGAGCAGCTACAGCAGCAATTACAATGCCGATCGGTCCGGTCACAACTGATATAGCCGGTCCTAACATTGTAAATCCTGCTGCTATCTGAGGTAGAAAACCGACTAGTAATGTTAACGGTCCGATGATCAATGCTAATACCGCCGTTATAGCGCCTGCTATGGCGATAAACGATTGAACAGAAGGAGAAAGTGAGTTGAAACCATCAACTAATCCTTGGACAAGTTTGGACAACATGTCTAACGCCGGTAGCAATGCGGTACCTAATGATATCTGAGCGGTTTCAACAGATCCGCCCAATTCTTCCATAGCGCCTTTGAATGTGTTCAGTTTCTGAGCTGCTACATCTGCCGCCGAAATCTTACCCATGGCTTCAGCCATTTGGTTAATACCATTCGCGCCCTCTTTAAAAAGGATGTTGGCACCACGAATAGCGTCAGAACCAAATAAGGTATTCAAGCTAACCTGACGTTGTTCCGCCGTCATATCTTTCAATGCGTTTTGCAGGATATCGGCAATTTCAGCCATAGATTTCAGATTGCCGTTTGCATCGTAAAACTCCGAGGACATCGCGCCCGAGCTAAAGGCCATTTCGTTAAATGCTTTATTTGCTTTGGCCGATCCTACCTCTACACCTTCCAGTTCGGCAGAATAAGTCATCATTGCATCAACAATGTCTTTTGTTGCCGACGAGGTAGGTGTTATGCCGTTACTGATCAGGTAATCCATGGCCTTTTGAGCGTTGAATGAATACAACCCAAGTTTATCAAATTCAGCGGCGGCAGCATCAGTAGTTGGCGTAAGACGCATAAGCATCGTTTTGAGTGATGTACCAGCGTCAGAACCTTTTAGTCCGTTTTGAGCGAACAAGGCCAGTGCTGTTGTAGTGTCTTCAAAACTCAACCCCACGCCGGATGCAACGGAAGACACAGCAGATAGAGAGAATTTCAATTCCCCTACACTAGTTGCTGAAGCATTCGCGGCACCTGCCAAGATATCAGCTGCATCATTAACCGAAATGGCATCCTCTTTGAATGCGTTCAGCGCTGTAGAGGCGATTTCTGCCGCATCGGCTAGTTCAAGTTCTCCAGCTGTAGCCAAGGATAACGCGCCATCTAAACCGCCGCTCAGCACGTCTTGAATACTGACACCAGCTTTGATAAGTTCCTCAATACCCTGTGCTGCTTCTGTGGCACTGTATTTCGTGTCAGCGCCCATTGTAATAGCCAACTTCTCAAGTTCATCTCTGAACTCTGTAACCTCTTCAGGAGCCATAACAGAGAATGCGTTAGCCATGCCTTGTTCGAAGTCTGCAGCTTTATTTACAGCTACACCCAAACCGGCTGCGATACCAGCACCGACAGCCGTGACCCCGGCACCGACTTTCTTCATCTGTTCGAAACTATTCCCTAATGATTGTTGGGCTTGTTCGAATGATTCTTGATAATCTTTGCCAAGCTGGGAAACAACCACACCTTGTTCTTTTAGCGATTTCGTTGTTTCGTCAAGTTGTCCATCCATGCGTTTTAACTCTTGCTCTGTCTTGGTTAGTTCTCGCTGGAAAGCTCGATACTGACCCTCGCTAATCTCACCCCGGGCAAACTGTTCATTTACCTGCTGTTGGGCGGTTCTCAAAGTGTTTAGCTTCTGGCTCGTGTTGGTGATTGCGTCGGACAGAAGCTTTTGCTTTTGTGCAAGCAACTCCGCGTTACCCGGATCCAGCTTCAGTAATTTCTCTACCTGTTTCAGTTCTGACTGTATGTCCCTACTTCGCTTGTTAACGTCTGATAGGGCTTTCGATAGCCCTGTTGTATCGGCTCCTATTTGGACGTTAATACCGCGTATTGTCTCTGCCATCTACTCACCTCTATCTGCCGTAAAATGCGTCTATATCATCCTGTGTAGCGTCTTTTGGCTTATCGTCTTCGGCACCGGAATAAAACTTCGCGAATGCTATAAGATCCGAGGATCTCAATTCGTTAATTTCTGTGAAGCTAAGTCCCGACCGCTTGCCAAGCGCCAACAACCTGATTTCGATGTCGTCATCGTTACCACTACTTTTGGACTGCCCCTTTGACTCCGGTACGAAAAAATCCGTCTGCGGCTTCCTCCATAGCAGCGGTCATGAAACTTGCATCAGAAAAATCAATGTTTTCAAGTGACCCAAGCCATGTTTCGAATGAAGGGAATTGTTTTCCGTAAGAGTCCGCTTTTGCCATGGCCCATATCAATTGCAACACTGACAATACTTCCAATTTAGAAGGATCTTCTGCCACTTGACCCATCTTCATCAGATCCCCGAGCAGATCCGTCTTGAATTCCTGTTTATAAAATAAAAGAGCCAGAGTGGTTGCTCTGACTCTCACGACTTGATTACCGATGTTTATCTCTCTCATAACGGCCTCCTTAAGGTGTTGGTACTGCGAATGTTGGCAGGTAAACCGTGGTGAAGAAACTGTTGAAGGCTGTAGTGTTGGTTTCGCTCAGTTCCAGGTCACCTTTAACAACCATTCGGTTATCGATTTCGATAGGGGACACACTCATGTTCATAACATCAGTGTTCGGCTCCACGCTCTCACCTTTGGTCGTCAGTTCCTTCGCCGGTCGGTCGGCTTGGCAATCGTAGTAAACAAAGCGCCGGTTACGCTTATCGCCCTGTACCTCACCCATAAGCGCAAACTTCTTAGGTTTGGCATCTGCGATCTCTACCAACATTCCGTTATCATCGATTTCCCAACCGAGCATTTCTGCTTTAACTTCATCTGGTACATTCGCCATTTCAAGTTCGCCTGTGTAACCGTTGTTGGATGTAATCAGGAAGTACGCTGTGTTATCAGCGTAAAAGGTGCTAGATTCACCTTGTGCCTCGGGAGTCCACCGAACAGCACCAGGAACAGCTACAGGAGCTTTCCATGCCGGTTGATCTGTTGCAGCATCATCTACGAAAGCAATATGAACACGGCTTAGACCGAAAGTAACTTTGTTTTGACTCATTTTCTCAACCTCCGATTAATTGAATTTCATATATGATTTGAAATAGTTTTTCACTGTCCAACCAAGCTTCGTTTTTCCGATATGGCATTTGCAATTCCTTAAACTTGTCTTGAATCAGCTTTTCAGCAGCTATATCCTTGATCTTCGTATACAATTCGACCTGAAAATTACTGATCTCAGCAAAGTTGTAACCGTCTGCCATGAAGTCATCGTCATAAGCGAACTGATAAGTGATGAATGGTGGGCTAGGTGACGTTATGAACGACGAATAAGCCACTGGAAACCCAAGTGACTTCAAAACGGTATTTAATTCAGCTTGCGTCATACCTAACCCCCATTCCTGATAATTTGACGAATCTTCTCCATCATCTGCGGTTCGATTCGGTCATACGCTAAACGTAAATGCGGTTTACCAGCTACGCGACCACCGCCGACCTTGGCATGTCCAAACTCCAGCAAATGGACTATACGCGAATACTTTTTGTTCCAAATAATCCGTCTTGTTGTACCCATACTATCTCGGTTGGTTTTTTTAAACCCCTTTGCATAGTCGCCAGTTTTCTTAGGCGCATTTGCTTGGGTATCGCGCAACACTTCGTTCGCCGCATCATCAACAGCTTTATCTATTGACCTAGATACATCCTCATTGTATTCAGCCACTGCCTTAGCGACTTCTGACGCCAACCTATCAATAGAGATACTAACCATCTGCAGCCACCTTCTCACAGGTTAATTCAATCTCTTCAAAGCCGGTTGCATACGTCCTAAGCACACGATATTTTTTATCTTCGAACTCTACCAACTGTTCCCCACTGTACTCATACGCATGAATAACGAAAACAAATTCAGGCCGTAACCCTGTGACAGCAGCGTTATAAAACTCATTCCGCCCTACAGAACGTAGTTGGCAATATACAGGCGTTCTTACTGGATCAATGGGTATCTGATTGCCTATGTCATCTTCAATGATTCCTCCCGGGGTTATGAGTATCAATTCATGATCGTAACTCATGACTGCTTACTCCCCACATGTAGCAATAGGTTGTGTAACCGGTATTGAAGGTGTCTTGGCATCGACACAGGCGATCCAGTGAATGAAGTTTCATTATTTGTGGCGCTTTGATATCGCCAAGTAGCGAAATCTACCACGAACATCAAATGATAGGCGTTAGTTGGCTCTAGTTCCAACCCATGTTCGTCCTGAAGCTCTTTTAACACGCCTTGTACAATAGCAGTAAGGTATGAATCTCTAACCGTTGTACGGATGCCTAGACGCTCTTTAACAAGCAATAGGATTTGTGTTTCATCCATCATGGCACCGCCTTGATTGTCTCCAGGATATCCGCTTTTTTCATGGTCGCATTCACGCCGCCAATTTCTTTAGCCTTAGCATAGTCAAGCAGCTCATCCTTGGTCATGTCTTCAAGATCCAACTCGACAAAGCCCAAGTTTTGAAGATGCTTTAGATAATCCTCGTTGGTTACATCATAATCATTACCGGATCTATAAATTTTACGGGTATGTCTGTCCCGGAAATCCTTTAACACCTTTGCCATTTAAACCATCTCCTTTCAAAGATAAAGAGCGGCATAAGCCGCCCTATTATGGAGTAGGAACAACCGGTTCGAGAGTGATAACAACAAAGTATTCAGGGTAGATCGGCTTACCGTCATAACGGGCCGTACCTTTGAACACTGTTTGGTCTTGAATAAAGCGGACATCCGTAGAAACCGCTAATTGAACACCACGGCGCTCACCGAGAAGGTACTTTTTGAAGTCACCCAATACAATTGTGTCAGCCGGTGCATATTGGCTGAATACAACCCGTGTACCGTCTGGAAGTCGTGGAGACTGTGCTGTTTGGATAACCAAACGACCATCAGAAGTCGGGAGGAATGTTTGCGGTGCGATCCGAGCGTAATACGTGGAGCGCTTCATAACTGCGATTACCTCACCCACCGGTACACCGTCTTCACCATCGTCAATCAGCGCCATGTTACCAACGATATCAGGCAACGTACCGTCACTGTCTACATTTTGAGTAGGGACGCTTGCCAAAGCAGTAATAATTCCCATTGGTTGTTTTGCCGAAGCGCCTTGACCAATCAAGATGGCTTTATCCAATGCTTTAGCAATTGCCATAGTCAATCGTGTTTCGATGTAATTTGCGAGGTTGATCATTGCATCTTCCAAAACAGCATTACATACCGGGATGTATCCGCCTACCTTAAAGCCATCAAGTTCTGTTTGGCTAAATGCAGAAGCAAGTTCTTCAACGGGATCACACATTTCGGTCCAAATAGCTTCAGGGATGGCTCCATCCATGATAACTCGAGCCGTACCATTCAATTCTTCAACGGTGACTTCCCGATATAGCGTGGAGTAATCGCCCAAACGCTGTTGAATCATGTTAATTACTTGTTCAGGAATAACGATATCGGTACCAGACAAGGCACGTTTGTCATTTACTGCTTTAGCAATCGTGGTGTAGAATTCCCGCACTTCTGGTTGGTTCAAGCGCTCAAGCATTTGTGCGCGTGTTTCGAATTTGTTTTCTCTCATTCTCGTTTCGCCCCCTTGGGATTGTGTTTGTTTGTTTCTTTGTTCGCCGCCATCAGCAGGAGGCGTATTCTTTGGTTCTTTGCTGTTCAACTCTTCCAGTTCGCCTTCCAGATCAGCAATTTCACCTTCAAGCGTTGTCTTCTTGCCTTCCAGTTCCGTCTTGTCTGCTTCGTACTTCTCGACCTCTTCAGTCACAGCTGCTTCTTCTTCCAC